ATTGCCTTACACAATAATATATGATATGAAAATTAAAATATAATGGGGGCATAATGTGAAAAAAGATTTTGTGATTAAAGATAGCGGAAAAAGACAGGGATTTTCTTCGGGAGCAGTAAGGGATACAAAAGAAGGAAAAATTCTTTGGGATTTATTGCCATTTGAAGCCCTCAAAAGAGTAGCTCAACATTACACAAATGGAGCAAAAAAATACACTAAAAATAATTGGAAATTGGGAATCCCAACAGAAAGATTTTTTTCTTCTGCTCTTAGACATCTAATTGAATATAGACTTGGAGAAACAGAGGAAGACCATTTATCAGCAGTAATATTCAATATATTGGGAATTATCTTTAATGAGGAAAAAGATAAAGAAGGTTTCAATCGAGAAGAGTACATTGCGTCTCTTTCCTTATAAAAACAATCGTACGTGATATAATGTCTATCCCAGGTAGTACAGTGGGTAATTTAGAGGAAAGGAGTGAAGATGATGAACTTTAATTTAAATGTGGGGATAATAATACTTATTCTATTCTGTCTACTTGGCTTTTTAGCAGGAAATGCTTATTCGGAAGCTCTAATTCCAGACCTAACAGACTTTAAGGTACAGGTTACGGATTCAGACAAACTTCTGATAATTGACTTCTGGGCTGAATGGTGTAAACCCTGCAAAATTCAAAGACCGATTCTTGAAAGATTAGTATTATTTAATGATAGATATAATAAGGGTAGAATATCCTGGCTGAATGTCAATGTAGATGATAGGAAAATGTATAAGAATTTTAGACCATTAAGAGGTCTACCTGTTTTATTATTTCTAATAGATGGTAAAGAGATTTATAGAATGATTGGTTTAACTCCATTCACTACCATTCAGGACGTCATTAACAGAGTATTCAGAGAAGAAGAGTTAGAGAATAGAAAGGAAGACGAAAAGGTCGAAGACTGTAGTGGTGGAGCTTGTGAGCCACCACCAGGTTACTAAATAAAAAGAAAGGAGAGATTAAAATGGCATTAGATATGAATTTGTTAGTAGAAGCGGCTCATAAAGTCGCTAAGCCCTATATAATGGAAGGCTTAAAGAAAGGCATAGAAAAAATTGATGAAGTAGTAGAAGCGTCAGGTACTGTAGCTGATAATTTAATATGGGCTGATGTAAAAGAATCCTTTCAGGTTTCCGAATAGGACTTATAAAATAGATAAAAGGGCGTTGACCCAATTTGCCCTTTATTTAGCTTTTGAAGTTTTAAAGAAGGAAATTCTGAGAGCAGTAGTCAAGGAGTTTATTTCCAGGGGGCTCGATAAGGTTTATGCCAAGGAAATACAAGAATGGAAGGTATATTTAGACCAGCAAAAATTCGCAATAAAATTAGATAAACAGATGATGGAAGAAATAAAGAGATTCAGGGGGACAATAAAGAGTTGGAGTCCTACGGAGTTAAAAGAATTTGTAATAGAAGGACTCGATTGTTTAAAAAAAGAATAATACCCCCAGAAAGCGACTAATGAAGAAACGCCCCCGATTCATTGTCGCTTTCTGCTTTTAAAAATAAATTTGCAATTTACAAAAAATAGGAGTATAATGTTAGATATCAGGTAAAAATAAAGAAAAAGGGGGATTTACGAATGGTATTTGTAGTAACAATTTTATGTATAGTAGTCGTAATTGGGATAGCGAAAATAATATCTTTAGACCGAAGAATAGATGAGTTAGAAGATGAAGTCTATGATTACGACAGTGGGTGGTAAATATGCCGACAGGAGTTTATGAGAGAACGAAAGAATATGGAAAAATAATGAGTAAAGCAAAAATGGGGAATATTGACGCTTTAAAGGGTGGAATTATAAAAGATGGTAATGGTTATTTCAGATTTAAAGTCTTAAAGGGTTGTAAATTCTCTTGTATGGGAGACCACCAAAGATATATTCCCATACATCGTTTAATAATGGCGGATTATTTGGATAGACCATTAACATCAGAAGAGATAGTCCATCACGAAAAATTAAAAAAGGGGGAAAATTAATTTATGAGAATCATTAAGTTGCAAAGTGAAAATGTTAAGAAAGTAAAGGCGATAGAAATAAGTCCCAAAGAAGATGTCATTATTATCTCTGGTAATAATGGACAGGGTAAGACTTCGGTTTTAGATTCAATATGGTTTGCTTTACAGGGTAGAGCAGGTCTCAAAGATACACCTATGCCTATTAGGAAAGGGGAAAAGAAGGCTTCTGTTACTTTAACCTTAGATGACTTTATAGTAACTCGTACCTGGACAGCAGATGATAAAAGTTATCTTAAAGTAACCAATAGAGAGGGTCTTACCTACAATTCACCCCAGGAACTCCTGGACGGTTTTATAGGAGCATTAACCTTTGACCCACTTGAATTTGCTCAGATGAAAGAGAAAGACCAGAGAGATTTACTGTTGAAATTAGCTAATGTTGATATAGATAGTTATAATGAGAAGATTAAAACATTAACAGAGTATAGAAGATTGCAGGGTCAGACAGTAAAACTTTATGAGGGAGAGAGAGATACCAGGGATTTCTCCGGTGTACCTACAGAAGAGATTTCAATTATAGAACTTCAATCAAGGTTGGAAGAAGCCATAGACCATAACAGGGATATGGATGGAGTGAAAGATAAAATAGGATATTCTCAGGAAGAGATACGCAAAGGTGAAATACAAATCATTGAATTGGAGAATAAAATTAAATCTTTGAAGACAGGTATTTTGACATACAAGAATATGATTGACAGCGACCAGAAATTTATAAGAGATAACGAAAAAATAGACATAGAGGCTATGAGAGCTACGCTGAATAAAGCCTTAGAAATCAATGAATTAGTACAGGCAAAGAATCGAAATGTACTGATGGATAAGAAAAGAGATTCAGCTCAGGAAGTCTATGACGATTATACCGACAAAATAGATATGCAGAAAAAGGGTAAAGACACAGCCCTACGGTTGGCTAAAATGCCTATAGAAGGTCTGAGTGTGAATGAGACAGGGGTCATCTATAACGAAATTCCCTTCAGTCAGCTAAGCTCTTCAGAGCAGTTAATTGTATCTCTCTGTATTGCTATGGCTCTTAATCCAAAATTAAGGGTCATACGGATTACAGATGGCTCACTACTCGATGAAATGAGTATGAACATAATTAAGAAATATGCCAAAGCAGAGAAATATCAAGTGTGGTGCGAAAAAGTGTCAGGTACTGGTGAGGTAGGTTTTTATATCGAGGAAGGAGAAATAGTAGCAATAGATGGAAAGAAGATTGGAGAAGGGGAAGTGAAGTAATGCCAACAGGAGTTTATGAGAGAACAGATAAGTATAGAGAGAGAATGAGTGAAGCAAAAAGCAATCAATCAGAAGAAACAAGGAAAGCGATAGGTAAAGCGATGATAGGTAATACTAACAGTAAGAGGGAGAAGAATGGTAATTGGATAGGTGGATTTACTTATGATACTAATGGTTACATAAAATTTTTAGTGCCAGAAGGTTGTAAATTCTCTTGTATGAAAGATAATCACGGTTATGTTTTAATGCACCGCCTGATAGTAGCTGAGAATCTACAAAGACCTCTCACTAAAAGAGAAGTCGTCCACCACATTAATGGAGATATTACAGATAACAGAATAGAAAATCTAAGATTATTTGGAAACGATGGTAAACACAGAGCTTATCATCGTTGGGAATTGAAGGGGGGACAATATGGAAAGATTTAATAATTTCGCCAATGAATTGGTATCTACAGAAGGTCTAAGTAAACAAGAATGGCTAACTTGGAGACAACGAGGGGTAGGTGGCTCTGATATAGCAAGTATCTGTAATATCAACCCTTGGAGTTCCCCATTGGCAGTTTATTACTCAAAAATAGAGAAAGTTAGTGAACTGGAAGCAGAAAATTTACCAGCCGAACTTGGTCTTTTTCTTGAGCCTTTCATCAAAGTAAAGTTTGAGAAGTGGCTTCTGGCAGAGGAAGGCATAAAAGTAAATGTTTTATCTAAACCTTGCATACTCCAACATAGAGATAATCCCATTGCTTTAGCGAATTTAGATGGACATTTCTTTCACCCATCAATACAAGAAAATGTTATAGTAGAATATAAGACTACTTCAGAACGAAATTACCAGGACTGGGCTGACGGAAGTTTACCAGATTACTACTATCTTCAGATTCAATGGTATTTGTATGTAACTAATGTCAAAAAATGTTACCTGGCTTTCTTGATAGGCAATAACAAATTCAATGTAACAGTAATAGAACGCAATGAAGAAGTCATCGAAATGATAGTGAAAAAGGTGGCTGAGTTCTGGACTGCTTTTGTAGAAAAGAAAGTAGCTCCTGCACCAACAGGTGATGTTTCTTCTAAAGAAATCTTAGATAAGATGTATGAAAATGTAGTGGTAGGAAAAGAGATTGTTATTGAAGATGTTAAATATCAGACATATTGTAAAGAGATAGCAGACCTAAAGAAGAAAGCTACAGAGATTGAGAAGAATTTAGAGCAATATAAGCAATGGATTAAAGAGAAAGTAGGTGTTGCAGAAACTGCAAGATGTGGAGAGTGGATAATTACCTGGAAGCAGGTAGAGAAAAAGGAATATCTCTGTAAGGCTACTAAGTATAGAACGTTACGGATATCTAAGAATAAGGGGGGGGAATTTAAGTGGTAGACTTAGTGGAAGCCAATAGATTAGTGGATTCAATAACAGCAAGGTTGATGGAAAAGTACAAGAAGACTTACTATGTCGAGATTGATGTTGAATTAATGAAAGAGTTAGCAGATTTAAAAGTATGTATAAAGGGGGAAGTAATTAATGAATAATGTAGAGATATTTTATAAGAGGAGAGCATTATTGCAAACAGTCAAAGAAGGTATCAAACACAGGGAAATATGTTATACAAGCAACGAGGGAGACTACGTCAGGGTATATTTCAATGCGGATTTAAAAGGAATGTTAAATGCTGAAGATAGCCGAGCTATCCTTGATATCGTGAAAGAAGAGATAACAGGGTCAATGGCCAAGGTAGGAAAAGAGGTAATCAGACAATTAACAGCAGATATGGAATATGGTAGAGGGAAAGTCTTGAAAGATTTTAAGATGATAGGAGATTTAAAAAATGACAACAACGAATAAGCAAGGAACTGAAGTTTTAGCAAAACTTCACCAGACTACCAAACCTGCAACGTTAGAGGATTGGTTAAAGAAGATGAAGCCTGAATTTGCGAAGGCTCTACCCGAACATATTAAACCAGATAGATTACTAAGGATAGCGATGACTTCTCTGAGGGTTACACCTAAACTCAGAACTTGCGACCCGATGTCCTTCCTGGCGGCAGTTATGACATCAGCACAGTTAGGATTAGAGCCAAATACTCCATTGGGTGAAGCCTATCTGATACCTTATCACGTCAAGGGGAAGCCCTGGGTACAATTTCAGATAGGATATAAGGGATTACTTACTCTATGCTATAATACAGGTCAGTACAGAAGTATCTATGCTCACCCAGTCTACAAGAATGATAAATTTTCTTGGTGTTTGGGTCTACATAAAGACCTACAGCACATAGAAGCAGACGAGCAAATAGGAGAGCCTATATATTATTATGCGGTTTACCATTTACTTAATGGTGGATTCGACTTTGCAGTATGGAGTAGAAAAAAAGTAGAAAGACATAGAGATGAATACAGTCCATCAGGTAGTTACGATTCATCGTCTTGGAAGACTGCTTTCGATGAAATGGCGAAAAAGACAGTCCTGAAAGCGGCTCTGAAGTATGCACCTAAGAGTATAGAATTAGCCAGGCAGTTATCCTTAGATGAGACAGTAAAATCGCAGATAGCACCTGATATGTCTGAAGTACCGCCAGAAGAAATTGATATTACCAATGAAGTAATTAATAAGGTAACAGGAGAAGTTGAAATAAACACTAAATTAGAAGAAGCAAAGGCAAAAGCAGAGGAAGTATTTTCTAAAGATGAAACAATATCCGATGAGGATATTCCAAACGTATAAGTAAAAAAAGTCCTGCCCTGAAAAACTCTCGATATCGGGGTGCAAGTAGGAAACCTTGCCAGGGCAGGTAATAAAATAAGGGGGAAAAAGTATGTGTACTAAATGTCGTGAGGTTAAGAATAAATGGTTTCTAATAATTAGAGACAAAAAAACGCTTACAAGTTTAAAGAAAGAATTTGATATAATGTATGGTAAGGGTGAATTTGATAAGATGATGAATGGGAAGGATTGGACTGGTAAGTGTCGTAAATGTGGAACAGCCTTTATGATAAGAGATTCTAAATATGGGGGGTAAATTAAATTGGGAAAGAAAGAAATAGAAGGAAATTTTGAACAAATGAAGAAAATGTTAGGAGTTACAGAAGAAGATACTGTAGCCCATCGTGAATTAACGGAAGAGAAAGAAGTAGATTATGGGACTTGTGGATTCTGTACTGAATATGATTGTGATAATTCTTACTGTCCTCATAGGGGTACGATGTATGAAAAGGATACCTGTGATGGATTCACGCCAGAAGCAGAATTATTAACAGAGGAAGAAATGAAGGATATTAAGGGCGATATGGAAGCTCATAGAATAATGGTAGAGGGGGAAATAGTAGAGTGAAGAAACTGCTCATTATCGGATTACTTCTTATGGTATTGCTTACTGGGTGTGGTACTTTTAATCTATTTCCCTGGGTAATTCCTGATGATTTAGAATTCATTACAGTTGTAGCCGAACTTGATACACCCCAGAAGATATGTGATTACCTAAAAGATAACTTTACCTTTACAGTCCATTATCTTTATGCACCATCACCTTATTGCTTCTGGTTAGCGAAAGAAGGGGACTGCAATGACTTTGCAGACTTTGGAAGATTCGTAGCCCATCAGCACGGTTATGAGACTTATAAACTTATGATTTCTTTTAAATATACTATCATCGGACACGCTATGACAATCTATGTCCAGGACGGTAAATATGACTACCAGAATGTCAAGAGACTGTATACTATACAGGCTGACACCTTCAGAGAAGTAATGGAAGATTTTGAGTCCTACACTACTAAATGGTCTATAAAATCATATAAAGTGTATGATTGGGATAATCATTTAATCGAGAAAGGAGATATGTAATATGAATCTTAGACAATTAGCACTACAAAGATATGTGTTTGAGAAAGTAAAGAATGGAGAAAAATTAGAGATAACTAACGATGAAAAAGTAGACTTAGATTATATTCATAACTATTGGGATAATATCATCTTGGAAATAGAGAAGGAACTGAAGAAGAAACCAAATATAAGAGGTTGTACGTCTAAGCTCAATGTGATGATAGAGGAGTAAAAATGAGTAAGAACCGTTACGTTAATACTGAGTTCTGGGATGATGGTTGGATAAAAAAACTCAAAGTTGATGAGAAATTTCTATATTTGTATTTATTAACTAATCCCCTAACTAATATTTGCGGAATATATGAAATATCACCAGAAAGAATGTCTTTTGATACAGGTATGGATTTAAGTAGAGTTATTGAAATATTGCGGACATTCAGCAAGGGAAAAAGAGTAAAATATTCCCAGGGACATATCGCAATAAGAAAATTTATAAAACATCAAGCTAAAAATTCAAAGATAAGAATAGGAATAGAAACATTATTGAAACAAGCTCCAGAAGGGTTGGCACGATGGGTAGAGGGATATCCTATGGATAGCTCATCAAGACCTATAGATAGCCCATCACATCTTAATACTAATCTTAATTCTAATATTAATTTCAATTATAATACTGGAAAATTTGAGGGAATGACAGATGAATATAAAAATCAGTTAGACGACACATATCCTGGGATAGATATTGAGAAAGAAATAACTAAGATGGAAGATTGGTTACAAGATAATCCTTCCAAAAGACGACAGGGTAAAAGGACATTTATTAGTAAATGGCTGAGCAAGGTAAAGCCAGAGCCAGAGTATAAAGGATTACAAAAATTACCACAAGGAAAGGATATTAAATGAGGGGGAGAGTATGGGTCTAAATGCAGAAAAAGCAGTTTTAGGAAGCTGTCTAATAGACAGAGAAGCCTTGACCTCGACTTATGAGGCTTTAAAAATAGAGGACTTCAGCTCAGATAAACATAAAAAGATATTCCAAACAATATCAGCTTTGATAGAAGGGAATATAGCTATTGACCTGATTACTGTAACAGAAAGGCTACAGAATACTGGGACACTCGAAAAAGTAGGGGGTATAATTTACCTTACTCAGTTAATAAATTCTGTACCCAATGTAGCTAATATAGAACACTATCTTAGCCTGGTGAAGAAAAATTCAAACCAGGAGAGAATCTTGACGGTGTTACAGAATCTAAAAATGGAGAATATTGGTATACCAGAAGCATTAGAGGAAATATCCAGTATTCCTATAATAGAGGTCAAAGAAGAAACTTTAAAAACTTTAATGAAAAATACCTTGATAACTTCGGCTCAGGGTGTGGCTCATAGATTCAAAATCGTAGACTTGAATCATTACTTGGGTGGGATAGATAAAGGTGAGATAATGACTATAGGCGGATTTACCAGTCAGGGCAAGACTTCGTTGGCGATTCAGTTAGCAATAGACTTCATAGACAGAGACGAAGGTAAAAAGGTTTTGTATCTTACTTCGGAGATGACAGCTATGGAAACCGCCAGAAGAATTTTAGCCAATCTAATGCCAAAAAACGTGATGGACTTTAGGAAGGGAATATTTGGGGAAGGGGACAAAGAAGCCCTGGATAGTATCGCAGAGATTGTCGGAGAACATTGGAATTTGAATATTAAAAAGATATTCGAGATGGCAGATATGAAGAAATATGTCCGCAAGTATAAACCAGAAATAGTATTTATTGATTACTTGCAGAACTTAGATAGAAGGGGAGCAAGGTCAGATTATGAGAGAGTAACTGGCAATATAAGGGATATACAGAGTCTTACTCTTAATAATGAGATAGCGACCTTCGTGCTCAGTCAATTATCAAGGGATAAGACAGAGATAAGAGAGCCCAGGATTACCGATTTAAGAGATTCAGGTCGAATAGAAGAATGTAGCAATATAGTTCTTTTACTCTATTGGGCGAATAGATTGAAATTGGAAAATATTACAAGGAAAGGGGGAGAAGCACCAGAAAAATTAGAAATTAGTATTGTTAAGAATCGTGATGGAACGATAGGAAAACTAATATTAAATTTTGAGCCAGAATATTGTAGGATAACAGAATCTATATATGAGGGGTATGATAATGATTAAATATGGTTTTGAGGGGAGACCTTTTGAAGACCCTTATTATTGCGGATTTAAAAAGAGAGAAGGAATGACAGAGGCAAATGGTTACGGTAAATGGAAGAATGTGAGCACTTTCAGTAATCAAAAAGTTGAGCCATTGACAATCAACACAATTAATGAAGCCTGGGAAGCAATAGAGGAAGAGCATAAAATGAAGATAAAAGAGAGAGAAATAATAGACAGAACCCTTAGTATGCAGGAAGCCTGGATAACAATAGAAGATTTCAGAGAGAGGCAGAAGAAGTGGAAGGAACGAGTAGAGATGAAGAGGATACAGGAAGAAATTAATGAGAGTTTTAGAAAGTGGAAAGATATTGAAGATAGGAAAGATGTATTTAGTCAATATTTTGACGATATGACGAAATACCAAAATGCAGTCAATAAAATAAGAAGTAAGATGTTACATATTTTAAATAATAAAGGGGAGAATAAAATGTTAAAGGTAATAGTGAAAAATATTGAGACGGGTAAACATCATTGTATTGATATGCCATTAGCCCAAGCAGAGACATATAAGAATTTGAAAGTGGGGACTACAGTACAATATTATGATGGTAAAGGTATGGATTTTGAAACGTGTAAGGTAGAGAAGTTAATAGATACTGATAAATATGCACAGAGCGATATGGCTAACGCCCTCAATTATGGGTGGGTGTCGCAAAAAGGGAAACCGCCGAGACCTGGGTGTGCACCAAAGGAAACAGTATTTAGTGAATTTGCCAATACACCAGGTAAGGTTTTCTCAATGCCTATGCCTAACCCGTGGCAGAAGTATTTTTACGATAATATAATCACTCCAAGAAATGCTATGAAAACACTTTGGCTTTACCCCAGGAAAGCAGGTAAGAATACTATGGCTGATTATGTAGCTGACGCCCAAAAGATTACTAAAGAGAAGAAGGAATATCAGGAGAGACCTTACTTCCTTGCCAGATTAGATACCATTAGAGGAAAGCCAGAAGGGAAAGAGAATTTAGAGAAAATGATGTTCCCTTGTTATGTGATTTGGAAGGGAAACGATGAAGACCAAGACAAATTGGGTCAGTTGATTACAGGATTCCCAAGCACAAAGATAGGGACACAATATCAGTTGATAAATTTAACCAGACAAGTATCAGTAGGGCAATGCTGTACTGTAGATAGGAGCGTAGATTTGAAGGAACTGATGGACAAATGGTTCATAGAGGTAATCAAAGGAGAAACTCAAATGTGGAAAATAGGTGGAGTTAATGTCTAAAACCAATGACCTTACTGATAAACAGATATTAGCAATGGCAAGAAAGACTCCGAAAGTGAAGAAGAGAGTTCTATTTAAGGAATATGCAGTAACCTATGTAAATCTGGGATTAGAAAATAGGGACGCAAAAATGATGAAGAAAGAATTACCTGCTATAGCAAAAAGGGGAGCAGAATTGGTTATGAACGATATACTGAGGAAGACCACAATGCCTGGTAAATTAAAAAGCCATCAGCAACCTCTTATAACCATAATTATCTATGCAGGAATAATGGAAGAGGTAGGTGGACATACTAATGTCCTGTACCCTGACCCATTAGAAGATTATGGATTAGAAGAGGTATAATATGAAAAAAATAGGCTTAGAATTACAAACAAAGATAGTTTCAGCTTATCTGGACGGTATATCTTATAAATATATCCAGGATATTTTTAAGGTCTCTCAGTGGAACATTCAAGACGCCCTCTCTAAGGCAGGAATCAAGACTAACCGAATTGAAAAGCCACCCAGGCTTCCAAAATTTTACACCAAGAAGGAATTGAAGAAGATGTATCCTGATAGGAAAGGTACTCTAATGGAACGTTATCACGATGGAGATTATCTTCCGCCATTGAAACCAGGGAAAAGTACAAAAGAGATTTATGGCTCAGAAATATTAGGACAGCACGATTTTAAGTGTGGCAAAGAACTATTTGGAAAGAATCCTGTCTTAGAAGACGACCTGGATATTATGGAACGTTATGATTTGGCAGGAACAGAAGAGTCTGAATCAAAATATTTAGAGATAGATATTTCAGAAAATGATGAAGTGAGGTATATAGAAAAATGAAACTATGGGTTTTGATGTTTAGATTAAGAGAATGGTTTAAGACCCTATTGAATCATAGGGCGATAATTGAGAAGTTAGAAAATAAGGTAGACTGGCAGGACAGGAATGGAATGGAAGTAATTAACCTGATAAGTGAAGCTAAACTTAAAGTAAGGATTGTACCTTGTGAGACTTCTTTCTTCCATAGGGTTGAGTTGCAAAGGGAAAAGACTTATGGTTATTTTCTCTCAGCGTATAGGACACCAATGTTGAAGGGGGTAGAGCAGTCTATAGAATTGATGGACGAGCACGATAAGAAGAAAGCAGGTAAAAAATGATTAAACTAACATTAACTGGTAGACCAATTACCAAAAAAAATAGCCAGATACCAATAAAGACTAAGAGTGGAAAGTTCTTTATAATACAGAGTAAACAGTATAGAGCTTATGAAAAAGATTGTTTATTACAGATTAAGGAGCAGTTTCCGTGGCAAATCACTACAGCCCTACACCCAGGATTACCTATCACAGGAAAATTACACTTAGAAGTTCTGTATTATATGCCCGATAGAAGATTGCCAGACCTACTCAATCTTTTAGCGGCGACATCAGATATAATAGAGAAAGCAGGGGTCATTGAAAACGATAGGGATATAGTGTCTTTTGATTATTCAAGAATAATGGAAGCTGATAAAGAGAATCCCAGGGCAGAAGTATTCATAGAGGAGATGATGGAAGTTGAATGTTAATACAATTTTCTTAATGAAGATGGGAATAATTCTATTTTCTGTCTTTGGGCTTACAATATGGTCAATGTATAAAACACGCAATGATTTTGTAATGGTATTGGTGATAGGTATACTTATACTCTCGGCTGTATTGCTATCACTTGGTATGCAGGTAAGCGACCTACACAAGCAAAACAATATCATTATATCGGCAACAGATGATGAATTAATAGAAGAAGCTATGTCAGAGGACTTTGTAGAGTTTATTGATAATGAATAAGAAAGGAGATAAATAATGACAGCTAAACAGAAACGAGCTTTAGAATTAATTAAAGCGATTAAGGAAAAGCTTTTAAGTCTAAAGCACGGATATATTGCAGACGAAGAGTTGAAAGAATTAGAAGATTTAGTTAGTAAAATCAAATAAAGGAGAAGTTCAATGAAAAAGTTAATAGTAATTTTAATGATGGTAGCTCTATTTTGTCTACCAGTATTTGCTCAGCAATACCCGACACCCCAGATAAGCGAAAAAGATGTAATAGAGTTTATAGAAATGGTAGGAGTGCAGGTAAGGATACCAGTAGTTCAAGTTTTTAGAAGCGTATCTTTCTATAAAGCTGAAAATGGAGCTAAATTAACCGAGGAACAAATAAAAGCATTGAATGAAGATGAAAAAAGATGGTATACACAGGGATATATAGCAATATATGGAGAATGGATTGGAGATGACTTAAAGGAGAAAGACCAGAGAATACAGACTGCAATATATGGTACTGGAACAATAATATATTCTAATGTACTTCCAGAAGCCCTACAGTCTAAGGATTCTCAAATCTATGCTCAGACTTTAGTAATGACAAACTATCACGTTGTACAACCTTTAGTTGATAAACTCAATTTGGGGACTCAGGCTTTACCGCTTAATATATATGAAACACAGGATATAATTACACAGGTAGACCCCCCATCAGCTAAATTCAGAGAGGGAACAAGACCTATTCAACAAAAATATTCTCTCTTGGTAGACAAGGCCGGAGAGCCTTATATCTGGTCAGCAACGACTAATGTAGCAGGTATTAAGGTAAGTTCAGACCAGAATTATGAGATTACTGGCACAGTAGTAGGTTATGATAAGGGATTAGATGTAGGAATTATAGCAATTAAAAATGTAGCTTTCCAGCCCTACGCAACCTTTAGAGATACGTCCTGTATTGTAGGCGAAAAAGTATGGATTAGACACGCACCTATGGCTATGGCTTTTAGCACAGATAGAGGATACGTCAACCAGAAAGGATTAGATTTAGGTATAGACGAAGATGGCTTAGGTTGGAATGACCAGGTGAAATTAGATATCCCATCAGCCCCAGGGAGCAGTGGCTCAGGAATATTTGACCAAAACGGATTCCTTGTTGCCCTTTTCCACGGTGGATTAATACATCAGATGGGACAGGGTTATAGTTTTATTGAAGGTGGTCATCTGGCTCACGAAGGTACAGCAGTAGCAGAATGGTTAAATTGGAAAGGATTTAGTTATGTATTCGACAACCCTATATACAAGAAACAATTAGAATTACTTGGTAGAAATTTACTTGAAGGAAAATTATAAACTTTAGTTGGAGCAGTTGGAGCAGTGAGAGCAAAAAAATAGATATTGGACAAAAAATGTCCGAAAAAAAAGACAAAAAAATAGCCCAGGAGTTTTTAAGCCCCTGGGTTATTTTTGTTAGTTTATCAATGGCTTACCATATATCACCCCGATTATACCCAATACAATATAAGCTATTACAATATACCATTCCAATTTACTTATTTTAGTCATCCAAATCATCTCCTTTTTTATCCTCGTGATTGTCATTAAATTCACTATCAGCGGTCAGCGGTAATGTCATATTAATTATATCGCTTATCAGCTCCACGTCTGTTTTATCGAATCTTTTAAGTATATCTTCCCTGGTATAAATTTCACTCACTGATTCACCCCCTTTACATAATATCCTTATCACAAAAATTCATACACCAGGAGTCAAAAGATTTTATTAAGTCCCAGGCGTCTCTTTCCTTATAAAAACAATCGTAGTATCTATCTTTTAACTTCATAACTTCTTTTTGCCCGAAATTTTCGTATATCCCTTTACTCCTGGCTCTGTTAATTAAGTTAGTTTTACAATTTCTAATATCTAATAATATTTTTAATTTTATATTCACCATTATCTCCCTTCAAAAAGTTTATTAAGTTCTTCTTGTTTTTCCCCAGGAGTCAGTTTAGATATATCAATTTTTGTTACTTTGCTTTTACCTTGTAGTTCAGTCTCCCAGTTCTTCTTAGTTACATAATCCTTATGGTCTCCCTTAGGATTATTCTGTTTGATTATTTCTTCTAAGCTATACATTATATTAATTCTCCTTTCTCTGTAAATTCATAGTCATATTAATTCTTCTATAGATTCGTCAGTATAAGAATACTCCAAGTCATCTTTGCAACACTTTAACCAGTTATTTAAACATTTCCTGATTATCTCCCAGGCAGTAGTATTTTTGTAAATTGAAGGTTTTTTCATTAATTTTAATATAGGCTCTAAAATATCATTATCTACACAATAACCAGTTAAACAACAATTATCATCAAGCTTTTTATATCCTTCTTTGTATAGTTCTTTAATTGTTAGATAGCCATTATTCTTTAGATACTTATAAAATTTATAACCGGTTTCTGATCTAAAATCTTCTAAAACCTTTTCTTTTACATCCCATTTACTCAATTCATCAAATTTATATACATTCACTTTTATTACTCTCATTATTTTTTACTCCTTTCTTATTTTTTATAACACGCTTTTTGAAATTTATTCAAGTCAAATTTATCATAGCAATCAGCCTGAAAAGCCTGGCTAAATTCCCTGATAATTCTATTATGTTGTTTTTCTTTCCCATAGTGTTCAGTGAAAGATTCCATAAAATCTTGATTTTCTTTATTGTCAGGGTCAGTCTCTCTTAGTATCTCAGCAACCTTAATATAGTGCTTTTTCACAAATAATCTCATTTTTACCTTTTCACCCCCTTTTTCTTAGAATAAATCACTCCAGGATTGCACCAGGCTTGAAAATTGAAACAGCCTGGTACGAATCTACCTGGCTTTTTAGAAATCACACCTTGATAAAAAACACTTCTCTTTATGGCTTAGGTCTCCGAAGTATACTCTTTTAAAAACACTATTATAATACGACCTTCCCTTAAAAACTATTCTTCTAATTGTCTCTATTATAATTAAAGCACCCTTTAAAGACTGGAATCCCATACCCGAATCCAAACTGCCTTCTTTGATTCCTTTTTCGATATCCTCTTTCAGTTCCTTATAACTATGATAGTTCCCCTTTTCAGCAGGGTATGCACTCATACCAAAGCCCCAGTCCTTACCATATACCAAGCCACTTGTCTTATAAAATTTCATCGTTTCACCCCCTTTCTTATTTTAATATAGTAAACTTAATACAAGGGTATACGAATATACCCCTGTTTTAAATCTGCTATACTTCTTTATAATACTTATTCAATTCCTCTGTTAATTTTGTTAGCTTTTCTAAGATATCGGGGACGTCTTCCCCCTGGTATAATACTTCTGAAATTTCACTTAATTCCTTCCTGGCTTTTAGTTTTAAGCTCTTACCGGCCGAGTCCTTAAAATAGATACCTGCTTTTCTTAATTCCCAGCCTGATAAACTATACTTTTTCACCTTAGATTCCCCCTTTCTCTTTAATTTATATTCTTTACTTTCTTTATAATCTAATTGATATAATCTCCGTGTAAAGTCTATTAACATTCTACTCTTCTCCCTTCAGGGTCAAAAGTGATACAAGTAGACGAATTGACTCCTGATGGAATAACAAAAACCCTATTGACTTTTTCCTTAGCTATTTTCTGAGCCTGAGTTATTGCCTCAATAAAATCGTCAGTCTCAAAAACTAAAGTCCCTATTTTAGTAGGGTCAGTATCTTCAAAAACCAAGTATCTTTTCATAATTCAATCCCCCTTTTTAATTTTAATATCAATCTATATAATCTTAGTCCAGGGTACTCTTCCTAAGCCCTTCTATCTGATTAATTTATCTCGACTGGCGGAGTACCCCAACCTAAAACTACATATTTTATTTATGTTAGTTCTATCTCGTCTTTGCTTTTCATTCGGTCAGTCAAGTTTAAGCGGAATCACCCTGGCTTATTCTCTTTCCTTTTTCGGTTGTCAATGTTCTCTTCTACTTATGTTATTCCCTATCTCAGTATGTTTTAGACATCTTTTTAAAAAATAATTTTTTTATTTTATAGTATACCTATTTTTAGCGGTTGTAAAATCTAATTCAGCCTGGTGTGAGACGACCCTGGATTCTCCTGGCTTAATTTAATATCATTATCTCTTCAGCTCGTACCTATACTTTTAATAGCTCTTAATAGCTCTGATTCCTATAATTATTATAAACTATTTTCAATTATATTCAATATAAATTTCCTGGAAGCCGAAAATAGGAGTATAATATATATACACACTCAAAAAAGAGGTCAGTTATTATGAAAGATACGAAAACAATTCATCAAAAGGTCAGCAACATTAAAAACCCATCTGATTCTCAATTAGCAAGTCAAAAACAGGCCTATCTAAAATCTATCAGCTCTGGCGTGTCCAGGCAAGAATCAGCTGAGGCTTGTGGAGTATGCACTACCACTGTTTGGAATTGGCGTCAGCGTGATAAACAGTTTTCTTTAGACGAAGAGGCTTGTTTACAGAATAGAATCCAGGTCGTAGAAGATGCTTTATTTACATCAGCCACTAAGGGTATTAATGGTAAAAATATGGTTATAGCTCAAATATTCTGGTTAAAAAATAGAGGCAAGAATTGGAAAGATAAGTCAGACGTGGAATTTATAGTTCCCAAGGTAGTAAAACAGAATACTTTTATACAGGCTGGGGAAGAACCCAAGATAATTGAAGAAGAAATAGAAGAGATTGAAGAGGATAAAAACCTGTCAGAAATCGTCAAAACTTTGTAACTTTACATTAAAACTACGTAAAAAAATATTATTTCGTATACGAAATACTTTGTTAGGCTATACCTAACGAATTTCAACGACTCTAAGACCTGGTACTACACGGAAAACAGCGTACCAAAACCCTTGATACATAACGATTGTAAAAATATAGCTCATACATAGCTCATACATAGCTCATACATAGGCTATGCATAGCCCTTGAACTATTTAATCTTAATTTAATTTAATACTAATACAGAATCTAATATCCTATCTAAGAAGTACCCAGGACAGAAACCAAAATTCTAAAAAAAAAAAACCTAAATCGGAATTGGGACTCCATACATTCGGTCAAGGGGCAAATAATAGGAAGACTCTCAGATATTTTTTTTCATAAAAGACGAGTTTAGTAATAAAACTCCACACTTCTTTATAAGTGCAGAGGTTTTAGATATTTTTTTCTATAAAAGATTTGGAGATGTCAGGAATACAGATGGGAAGAGGAATGAAATACTTCATACAACCTAAGCCACCTGGTGTGATTATATCACCGTCTCCACCATTATGGGGACGTAATGGATTCGATGGTAGAGTAGCTTTGAAATTACACATATAACTACCAGCAAGTAGTGCAAACCGCTACTGGTAAGATAATTTAAGGTGAAAACCTAATACCTGGGTTCGATTCCCAGCGTCTCCACCATTATAAGAGGAAGATGGTTTTGGTAAACCGCTTTGTCCCCAAAACAAGGTATTGGTGGGTTCGATTCCAACCCTTCTTCGCCAATCGTGGTAGTAGCCTAAGGGTAAGGTCATACGCTGTGAACGGAACTAATCGGATTCAAACTCCGACTATCACCCCATTTTGCTTTCATAGCTCAGCAGGTAGAGCAATCGCCTTGTAAGCGATAGGTCGTCTGTTCGATTCAGACTGAGAGCTCCATTATTATATCGAATATGTACATAAGCTACAGCAGATGGAGTATATTGCATTTACAATGTAACATTTACTTAGAATAAGTGCAACAAGAGTGCACTATTTGAAGATAGGGAAGCGGTAGATAAGTAAGTCTATAGAGTGGGCTACCGTAGAAGTACCAGGGGTTAAGGGTACTTCAAACAGCAATTATAAGAATGTCGGTAATAAATGATACAGAAGTGTACCAGCCGACAGGCATTAAAATCAAATTTTAGGTGGGTAGGCTTTTACTGGCAGAGAATCTTGGGTCAGGGTGGTACGAATCTATGTCTTTTGCATTAGACCCCCCTCAAAATCAAAAAAACGAGGTTTTTAGGTGCAAATATACACTCCAATAGAGAATAAGAATTTAGAGACAATCACAATTCCATACCAGTTTTCACCCTATTGGTGGCAGATTCCTTCCTACAATATGCTCAAAGATGGTTTTAAAAGGGGTATCTGGGTAGACCATAGACGATGTGGTAAAGACGCAAGGGGTTTTAATCTTATCATAGAAGAAATGTGGAATAATCCTGGATTGTATTATTATGTGTTTCCATCTCAGACTCAGGGTAGAAAAATCTTATGGGAAGGTTATACGAATCCAGATGATTTTGGAGTAGCTCGTAAGTTCATTGAAAAATACTTACCAAAAGGTCTAATAGTAGGTAAACCAAATAACACAGATATGAAGTTTTCCATTTATACCAATGGAAATAGAGAACATTCATTATTTCAGATTATAGGAACTGACCAGAATCGTTACGAAGCAATGAGAGGAACTAATCCCAGAGGGGTAATATTCTCTGAACAGGCACGACAACACCCAGGGGCTTGGGACGTAGTCAGACCGATACTTATGAATAATCACGGTTGGGCTATATTCCAGTCTACTCCTAACGGAAAGAATCACTTTAAAGAATTATATGACAAAGCGGTAACTAATCCTAAGTGGTTTCATTGTTTACATACGGTCAACGATACTTATGATGACAAAAATAGACGTCTTATCACTAAGGCACAGATAGCCGAAGAAATTAAGATGAATATGACTGAAGACTTTGCACAGCAAGAATTTTACTGTAGTTGGTTGCAAGGTGTAGAAGGTACTTATGTAGGTAAATTAATGAATCAATGCGAATTGGACGGTAGGATTCTTAGTGTACCTTATGACCCATCATACTTAGTAAACACACATTGGGATATCGGGGTAGGAGATTTCGATTCTCTATGGTTTACACAGGAGATAGGGAAAGAAATAAGATTTATTGATTATGAAGAAAAAGCAGGAGTAACCTGGGCTTATTGGAAAAGAATATTGAATGAAAAACAATATTTGTACGGTAAGCATTTTGCTCCTTTTGATATAAGAAATAGGGAAAAAGCAGGGAAGGAAGAAGTCGCTAAGACCAGATTAGCCTGGGCAAGAGATGTAGGTATTAACTTCTCTGAAACACCAAGAGCAAGTTTTGAAAATGGAGTGTTGGCAATAAGAAGTATCTTGGGTTTAGCGTGTTTTGATGAGAAGAAAACAGAAGTAGGTAGACGTCATTTAGAACAATGGGGTAGAGTTTGGAATAAACAACAGCAGAGATATACAGACTTTGAGGCACAAACTCCTCATACTCACGCAGGAGCAAGTGCACGATATACAGCATTGAATATCAGGGCGGCTCAGGGTTATGACGTTAGTCAAAGCAGTGAGGAAAAACGATTCAAGGAAGTATTTAGATACCACGGTAGAAGTGG